GGAGGCATATTTATATTAAGTTATGATTATATGTATCATGTTTATAAATGTAAAAAATAAATCAATTTTAATTTTAATAAAAGTTAAAATTTATTTATATATGAATTTAAAAGTCGGGTTTGCTTACAAAGACGGTTGGAACGGTCTTGAAATTACCTACGATTTCATTTAAATTAAATTGCTCTAACACTATCAAACCTACCGAGACTGCCGAAAATACTAAAAATGTATCCTTGGTGAGTTCTTTTAGTGGTTTATTCTCTTTTAATACAAATCGCATTTCAATAAATTTGAAAAGGAAATAAATTACACTTATCACAGAGGAAGTCAATAGATTATTCATTTATAATTTACTATTATATATGAATTATTAATAAATTAACGAATTACTTTAATTCCATTATCTCTAAATCAGCATCAATATCTCCTGTGCCGAAATCTAAATCATCAAGCTGTAATTGATCGGGGTCATCAACGTTCAAACTTTTGATGTCTAATTGAATGCCCTTTGTTTCAGTGGAACCAAAGTTGAGTTTTTCGGGTTCGGGTTCAATTAAATCATCCATATCTAAATCAATTTCGGTTTCGGGCTCGGTGTCTAAATCGGTGCTGATTGTTTTAGTAACGGCAATGGGAGAATCACTTGTAGTTATTTTTTTTAATTCGGCGATGGGTAAATCACGAACAGGTAAATCCTCTACTGCGTGACCTCCAGTATTAATTTCTTTGGTAGCGTCTTTGAGGGCACTGCTTAAATTCTGCCTTTGCTCCTTCTCAATTTTGTCTTTAACCTCCTTCTTGGCGATTTCAAGCTCTCTTTCTTTTGCCTCCCTGTTTTGTTTTTGGATTAGTTCATCGTCGGCAACCAACTCCCTTGTCTCTTCAACCTCAACGTCAGTCTCTAATGTTTCGTCTAAATATGTTTTCAAAATACTCTCAACGGGGATATTATCCCTAATAGTATTTAAAATACACTCCTTAACAATATTCTCTAAATCCCTGTTGTTTTTCTGTGTTTGTAGGGGCATAATGTCCCTTTCAAATAAATCAACATTCACATATACTTTCCTGGCTACATTAATGTAAGTTTTATGGATGAATGTATAGAGATTTGGAATATCAATATCTATTTTTTTCTGTTTAATGCCGACACGGGAAGATGTTAAAGCCTTGAGCTGTGTAATATGGACACATGTTAATAAGTCCTCTAAATAATTACAGCAACTGCTGGATTCAATCCTCTCTTTTTCAACACGAACAATTTCAGAACTCCATTTGGGGATATTGTTTAATAGATTCTGGAAAGTCATTAAGTATTTCTCTTCCTCGTCGTTCTCTGTGCACATTTTGTATGCTTCACTAAATACTGATTTAATGCCGTCAATCATACAAGGAGTTAGTATATTTACTAATCGGGCACACCATTCATTCTTTGATTCGGTAATCGTGGATAAATTATAGTCGTCCATTTTTATTAAATAAAAGCAATATTTTCTAAATTAATATTAATACGAAAATATATATAATTCAAACAAAACATAATAATAGCGGATTCATTTCTAATCTCCTTCTTATAATTATCTATAATAAATAGAAATTTGAATTTATCTTTTGAATCTGGTAATTTATTCTTAATAAACTGAATAATCATATTTCCAGTAAAACCATTATTGTATAATTTGCTGGTTAAATTTAAAATATGTAGTTTTTTATCGGCGTTGGATAAATTATTGATACTATCGTCTAAAATAATGAAATTATTCAAATAATAGATTTTTTTAGAATAAAAGTCGGTTGTTTTTTTATCTTCATTATTAATGATTGTTTTTTGACTACAATATATTTCGCTAAATCTGGATAGAATAGGTTTTAATATTTTAAATTTATCATCCACCACAATAAAAAAGCGTGTGCTATGATTATAAATTTCAATACATCTACGTAGTGCGGATTGAGCGTCAATAGTCAATTTATCGGCATTAATCAATATAATAGATTTAAATAGATATTTGTCGTTGTTATTTATTATGGTATTAGCAAAATGTTTCAAATTCTCCCGTATAAATTTGATGTTTCCTTTTCCGTGCGAGCAATTAATTATCAATACGTATTTACCAATATTTTCGGTTGTTTTATATATCATTTTAATGAGATATTCAATATAACTTTTTTTGCCTGTTAAATTACTACCGTGAAATATGATATTTGGTATATTTTTAGTTTCATATAGATTATTCAATTTGGTTATAATATTATTATCCATGCGACTGCTATAAATAATCAATAAATTAGTTTTAATTTAGTTTTATTACTATATTTATTTGTGTAATTATATCGTGTAATGGTTCGGTAGTAGTTGCGGTAGGTAAAGGAATAAATTTTATGGCTTATTCAACTGATTTTGGAGTATCATTTACAGGAGTTACTGGTAGTGGTCTAACTAATGATGGATTTTCGGTTGAATGGTGCGGAACACATTGGGTTGCTGGAGGCAAAGGAAATCAAATTGTAAGATCTAAAGATGGAATTACGTGGACATCTGCTTCAGGAACAATCCCAATATCTCCTTGGCACATTGCTTGGAATAGGAGTATTTACGGTACACTCGCACAAATATCCGAACAATTGAGTGTAGTATCTGCTACGACGAGTCCAACAGATATATCGTATTCCAACGTTGATATAAGCACAAAATTAATAGTTGAGGGAACAAGTGACCTAAAAGATACTACAACATTACATTCCAATTTATTGGCTTCTGGTGCCGCCGTGAAAATTCCCACTACATACAACATGTTTGCCGTAGCAAAAGGTGTTGATCTGTCTGATTCCCTTACATCAGTTCATGATTCTTGGCAAGATGCAACTGATGACGGATATACTCTGCAGATCACACCAATGTCGGCTAATAGTGCTATTAAAATAGAATTTAAAGTTGCTTATCTTAGTGGTCAGGCGGCAGGACAGCGAATATCTTTCAGGGTTAAAAATAATGTTGGTGCTGTTATATTTACAGACGAGTTGATAGGTATGGGAATAGGTATTCCATTTTATGGCATATATAATGGGATATATGTTGATACAACTGGTTATAGTGGGGCGGTAACTTATCATTTAGAATACAACATGGAAAATAGTCAAGGTAGTAATATTGTAGCTCCATCGGGTATTCTTGGTAGCCCTTCATCGCATGACAATATTATGATGCTTCAGGAATTATATATACCATAGAAATCCTTTATTATTATTAATTTACCCAAAAATTATATTAAATATTATAATATTATAACTAATATAATGTCGTCTATTACAAATCAAATAGTTGCTAACATAAAAAAAACATCAACTAATTTTAATTCTCATAGTTTTATTGATACGGAAAACGTAGTATGTATTGATACAAGCAATAACCGCATCGGTATAAATATAAAAAAACCAGAATATTCAATAGACATATCAGGTATTTCCACTTCTAATGCTGTGCGGGTTCATAATTTACATATCAATAATAAAGCGATGATTGATGAAATATCCTGTAATAAAATAACCATGGGATATTTTAATTCCGCTTTATCAGATGTTTCACATATGAATGTTGATTCAATTAGTGGGGATTATATGGATGTTAGTCGTTTAGTAGTTAAGGAGATAAGCACCTCCCTAATATCTGTACCCAATATTTCAGTATATGATTTAAGTGTAACTAATAATATTAATGTACCTACGATGAACGTATCCACGAAAATTAAAACCGCAAATCTGGAGGTGGTAAATGCGGTTAATTTCCCAAGTGCAGATATTTCAAATTTGAATGTTGGTATTTTCGCTGATATTGAAAAATGTGTTATTGAGGATTTATCTGCCACTGGTATAAGCGCAGAAGAAATAACTTGTAATGATATATATGTAAAAGATGGTCTATATTCTTTAGCAGAGACGAGTTTCAATAATTTACACATAGATGGAGATATATCTGCTACGAATATGTTTATACAAAATAAGGCTATTATAAATGAAATCAGTGTTAATAGTGTGGAATTTAACATACTAACAGGGATTACATTTAATGTTAAACAAGTAAAATCAGATGGAATAATTGTTATTAGTGAGGGAAAAATTGGTGATCCAAATAACCCTGCGAACGCTCTTTTCAATACATTGAACGTAACAAATGTAGATGTATCTGAATCGTTAATATGCACAGGCATGACAGACCTATCTGATGGACTGCTTCGCTTACCTGGTTATAAAACTGAATATGATGGTGGAGTATATACTAACGGCGGTATCAGTAAAAACATCGATCCTGGAACTATTGCGTTTGATACAACCAGTAACATGCTCAAAATATATAACAATGACAGTACTTGGAATAATTTACTATTCAAACCAAATTTCGTAACTATAAGTTTAAGAAGAGATATATCAGGAAACAACATATCGTATAATTCGAGCACGGAACATTTTGTTATAGATCAGTCTGATAATTTACGATTGGACCAAACCAGTACCCCAACTTACCCAAATATAAAGTATATACCACTCGTATATGATGTGGTTCAAGGTGATAAATTTGGTTTAGATTTAACAAATAATAGTAAAACGGTAAAAATTAAAGACCCCGCCGACGGTGAATTATTTGAAATACACGCAAGTATTGGAATAAAGTATTTGAATAAAAGCCCTGGCGATGTAGAGCCTAATACATATACTGTTGGAATTTATCCAGATATGAACACCACTTTAGCAGTAAAAGACAGTATTGATAATTCTTTCGTTCATATGAATAGTGCTGTTGTGGCGTTTGATAATAGTTTTAATTATGCGAATATAACGCTGAATTATATGGGACAACTTGCGGACACCACTAAGGGGCACGTATTATCACAGCGCACTGGGTTTAATTTTTATATTTCATCGGTCAAAGATATTAATTTTATAGCTATAGACCAGTTCAATGCTACAATAAAACAATTGCAGACATCTTAAATAATCAATTTTTTAATAATTATAAAAAATTGATTACATTTTTTAATAATTATTAAAGATTATAATGGACGACGATAATACTGCAGAACGATGGAAGAAAACCGATGGTTTCAATTA